AAGTAGGTTCTGACAGTTCAGTTAATGGTAACGGTAATGATTTTGTAGCTTGGGTATGGAAAGGCGGAGGCGATGCGGTTTCTAATACAGATGGTGATATAACAAGTCAAGTTAGTGCCAATACAGATGCAGGGTTTAGTATTGTTAAATATACAGGAAATGGGGGAACAACACAATCTGTTGGACACGGATTAAGTTCAGCGCCTGAATTGGTGATAATAAAAAGAACAAGTGGGGTTGAAGATTGGTTTGTTTTGTATGATACAGTTAATACACCACCAAATTATGTGAAGCTAAATACCACAGTCCAAGGAGGTACTGCAGCAGGTGTATTTCCAAGTCCTACAACAAGCACTGTTGTGAATATTGGTAATAATCTAGGTGTAAATGGCGGTAGTTCTACCTACATTAGCTACTGCTTCCATTCAGTAAGCGGATATAGTAAGATAGGGAGTTATACAGGAGCAGGGTCTGGCACAAGAGTGTACACTACTTCTGACGGTACATCTACGGGAACAGGAGGTTTTAAACCTTCTTGGATTATGTTAAAAAATGCATCCGTAGGTGGAACTAATTATGATTGGTATATATATGATGTTAGAAGGAATGATAATGATGGCGATGATAATATAGAAAGTTATTTACGGGCCAATTTGAGTAGCGCTGAAGTAACATCTAATACAGGTTCTAATGGGATTGTGATGGAAGATGATGGGTTTACGTTGGATATAGCTGCAACTTCTATAAATGGAACAGGAAATACATTTATCTATATGGCATTTAAATAAAAACAAGAAATGTTATATTTTCAGAAATAGAGTGAAATAAAAATAAGATGGAAGATTTGAAGATATTTAGCATTTAAATAAAAATAAATATGGCTAAAAAACGTTTTAAAGAAACTGCTGTCGGTAAATTTTTATTACAAAAAATTCCATCCGTAGTTGGGGCAATAGCAGAAGATACTCCCGTCGGCAGTGTTATACAGGCTATTATAGGTGGCTCAGATATGAGCGCTGAAGATAAGGATATAGCATTAAAAAAGCTTGAACTTGAAAGAGCTGAAATGGATGGTATAACCAGAAGATGGGTTGCTGACGCAAGGTCCGGTTCGTGGCTGGCTTCTAATGTTCGTCCTCTAACTTTAGTTTTTTTAACAGTTGCTTTTGTAATTGGGTGGTATTTAGAAATAAAAGAATTAGATACAGTTAAAGAATTACTAACTATTGTATTCATAGGATATTTTGGTTCGCGAGGAGCGGAAAAGATTATGGGTAATAATCGACACAAATGACAGATTTAAAAATATACGGCATAAACATAACGGCATTAATAGCAAGTTCCCCATTCGTAGAAGGTATCAACCCAATGCTACAGACTATTGTTTTATTACTGACTATAGGATATACAAGTATAAATATATATCAAAAGCTTAAGAAATGAAAAAAGCGCAATCAAATGTAAATTTAGAAGATTTAAACCCTAGAATGATAGAATTTGCAAACAATCTTGAAGAAGCTATTGGCGCAGAACTTATAATCACTTCTGGGTATAGATCACCAGATCATCCTATTGAAGCAAAGAAAAAAAGCCCAGGTGAACATACAACAGGTTTAGCTATTGACGTTGCTGCTGTTGGCGGCACGCCTGTTTATGAAATAGTAGAAGCGGCAATAAACTTAGGTTGCAAAAGAATTGGTATATCAAGAAAATCAAATTTTGTACATCTTGGATTAGATTTATCCCGCGTTACTTCAATATGGACATATTAAAATAACTACAATGAAATTAATTAGAAAAATATCTATTGGTCAAGACTATAAAAATGAGGCCATGCATTATTCTGTAGGCCAAGAAGTTTACGGCGGGCACACAATTTGTGATATATTAGAAGAAGATAATGGGTACGCTATATATATACAAAAAGACGGCGCACAATTACCTTGGAAACATTTTAACGGCAATATGGCTGTTTCTATAGAATACAATTTAGATTATTAATGAGATCACTATACAATTATATTATATCTACTAAAGATCGATACAATAATAAAAAAAGCGTAGGGGATAAAGAACTTATACTTAATACCGAAATAACAGAAAGAGATTATCATTTTGTAAATAGGGTTGGTAAAGTAATAAGCGTTCCTATAAATATAAAAACCCCAGTTAAGCCAGGCGATGATGTAATAGTGCATCATAATGTATTTCGCAGATGGTTTGATGTAAGGGGCAATGAAAGAAACTCTGGGTCGTATATTGACGATAATACATATACAGTATATTCTGATCAGCTATTTGCTTATAAAAGAAATAATGAATGGAAGGCAATGCCTGAATTTTGTTTTGTAACACCAATAAAACAAGATTCAAAATGGAGCGTTTTAAGCGAAAAAGAATTAGCCGGAGAGCTTGTGTATAGCAATGAGTATTTGGAGTCATTAGGATTAGCCTGCGGAGACGTGGTAGGCTTTACTCCTGTTTCTGAATATGAGTTTAATATAGAGGGGAAAAAAATGTATAGAGTTAAATCAAATGATATAACAATTAAGTATGGATAGGCGCAAAAAAATAATCGAGGCGGCTGAGCAAGCTTTAATTGAATTGGATAAAGTTATAAGACAAAAAATTGATTTAGCTGACTTGGACCCCGAAAAAGCAAAAATAGCTGCTCAAGCAAAATGGGCGGCAATAGAAGATTCTTTTAAAATAGTAGATAAAATTGAACAAATAAAAGATACTAAGAAAGAATCTGAAAAAGAATCTATAAAATTTTTAGGTGTAGAAAATCGTATTAAATAATGTATAAACAAACGCTGTATAATATAAATACAGACCATATTGACACCAAAGAAGTTAAAAAGAATAATAGATATAAAAAATATAATTATGGATACAATAAAGATTTAGATTGTGTTGTAATTAGTAAGGACGGTACTATTGGTGAAATATATGAGATTCAAGGGCTTAGAATAGCTTTGCCGTTAGCACCTGAAAAAATAGATGGGCAAGATTTAAAAAAGAAAGATCAAGTATTCAGAAGAAGGCAGAAGCCAGGATCTTTAAATAAAATTAGATCAATACACGAATTTAAATCTTTTCCAGATGATACTAAAGAAGAATACTACGATTATATTGAAATTGAGTTTAATAGGCGCAATGATGGTTATTGGTTCATGTGCGGAGGTGAACCGTGTTATCTTACAGGGTCACACTATATGTACCTCAACTGGACAAAAATTGATGTTGGCGCACCCGAATTTAGACAGTCAAACAAATTATTCTATTATTTCTGGGAAGCTTGCAAAGCAGATGAAAGATGTTATGGAATGTGTTACCTCAAAAACAGACGGTCTGGCTTTAGCTTCATGGCATCATCAGAAACTGTTAACGTGGCTACAATATCAAGAGACTCAAGATTCGGTATATTATCGAAGTCCGGGTCTGATGCCAAAAAAATGTTTACAGACAAAGTAGTCCCTATATCATCAAATTACCCATTCTTCTTTAAGCCTATACAAGATGGAATGGATAAACCAAAAACAGAATTATCTTATAGGCTTCCAGCTTCTAAACTTACTAGAAATAGTTTTAAAGTAAAAACTGAGCAATCAGAAGAAGGTCTGGATACAACTATTGACTGGAAAAATACTGGCGACAATAGTTATGATGGAGAAAAATTAAAATTATTAGTTCACGATGAATCAGGGAAATGGGACAAACCAGATAATATATTAAATAACTGGCGTGTAACTAAAACTTGTTTAAGGTTAGGTGCTAGAGTTGTTGGCAAATGTATGATGGGGTCAACCTCCAATGCTTTAGATAAAGGAGGAGAAAACTTTAAAAAACTTTACGATGACTCAGACCTTACAAAAACAAAAAGAAATCGCAATGGGCAGACTCCTAGTGGATTATACGCTTTGTTCATTCCTATGGAATGGAACTACGAAGGATTCATCAATAAATATGGATTTCCTGTCTTCGATACTCCTGAAGAACCAGTTGAAGGGATTGACGGGGGAAATGTCTATACTGGAGTCATCGAGCATTGGGAGAATGAAGCAGATGGGCTTAAAAATAACTCCGACGCTTTAAATGAATTTTATAGGCAATTTCCAAGAACAGAGCAGCATGCTTTTAGAGACGAGACCAAAGACTCAATATTTAATCTTGCAAAAATATATGAGCAAATAGATTATAATGAAGAAATGGTTTTAAGCGGCTATGTTACAACAGGATCTTTTCAATGGGCTAACGGTGTAAAAGATACTAAAGTAGAGTGGCATCCTAATAAAAACGGGAGATTTAAATTATCTTGGATACCAAGTTTACAAATGCAAAATGCTTTTGAAACTAAAAATGGAATAAAGTATCCTGGAAATAAAGAATTTGGGGCATTTGGCTGTGATAGCTATGATATTAGCGGAACAGTTGATGGGGGTGGTTCAAATGGAGCATTGCATGGATTAACAGCGTTTATTA